TGCGACTCGCTGCATCCTACGTTGCCTTCTGATTCTTTGTATATTTCTTGCTCTTTGCCTTACTCTTCTCTGATCAAATCTTGGTCTCTGTCTTGGTCTTGGTCTTCTTCTTGGTCCACGTTGACGACCACCCATGGTTGCCATGGCAGCAATCAATGCCAGATTCAGCATTGTGTTGATTGCACCAGACAGTTTATCAAAGTTGGCTAATGCCTCATCACCCAACTTATCTTTAATGAATTGTCTACCAGAATCATAAATCTTATATCCAAAGTCAACAAGATTAACAAATCCCTCCAGTAGTTTTGCTCCAACGGCAAAAATAAACTTACCAATGGGTGCCAAGAAGGATAAAACTCTTGCTATTTCTGGAGCAAACTTTATCAGTCTGGTTACAATAAAACCAAGAATAACATTCTTGATAAAGTTTTTGATGCGGTCAAAGAAACTTATCTTAGGAAGTTTGAGACCTTTTCCTTTCTTCTCATCTTTATTATCACTCTTCTCTAATTCTTTCTCTCCTTCAGCACGCTCTTTCTTCTCTGATTTCTTTCGCGATTGCTCTGCTCTAATCTTATCAAGTGCAAGAGATCCTTTGAGAAGAGTATCTATTTCAATACATCTCTCTTTTATTACTACAAGAGTGTCTTTCTTCTCCTCACCACCTGCAGGTTTCTTTGTTCCTATCGGTGCAATTTTTGTAATAGCACTTTTCTTTATCGGGACCATTGCCCCGCCAGTCTTTTGTGGAAGTAACTTCTGAGCAGTAATTGCCATAGATTACACCGTTATCCCTAAAGTTTTTATTTTCTTAGAAGAAGACATCGCAGCAGCATCAAATGAAGGAATACCTGGTGACTGCGATTTCTCAGTCTTCTGAGGAGATTGTTGTTGGTTCTGCTGCATCTGCGTATATGCTGCAGTCGATGATGGTCTTGATGGTTTAGAGACAGATGCTGTCGTTACTCCAAGTTCTTGTCTTATTTTCTTGTAATCAAATTTTGGAACACTGCCACCTGAACTACTTGAGGAAGAGGAACCACTTGAAACAGATCTTGATGCTCCACTACTTGAACTTGTGCTACTCAGAGCAGTTCCTGATGCAGAAGCAATGATTGCACCACCAGTAGACATTGATGGATTATATGCTATGGGTTCAGTTCTTGCTCTCTCTACGATTGCTCTTTCAGAAGGAGTTGCTTTATCACTTGGACCAACCCAAGGAGAAATTCCACGTTCCTTCATCAACTGAAGTGCCATGAGATCCTGAACACCAGGACTAAACTTAGCATTGTCTGGTATGCCTGCTCTCTGTGCAACTCCAGGAAGAGTGTTACCAATGAATTGATATGCACCAACAGCATGAAGTTTACCAGACTCTATCCATTGATCATCAGACATTGTTTTGTCATCATATTGCAGTTTCTTAATTTCTGCTATGGTAAAATCTGTCAAAGATCGCCCATTATGTTGTGGCATCTTCTTAATATCACCAGAGAATCCTTTAACCCCTCTACCACCAGCAGTTCCGATTTGATTTACTGCATCATATCCAGCTGCTCCAGATTCATACTTAGCAAGAACCTGAAGTGCTTTCTGTTGAGTTTCTGTCAGACTACTACCTGATGGAGTTTCTTCTGATGGTTCTGATGGTGATTCTTTCTTCCCTCCACCGAACATACCACCAAAGAATGAGGATAAGAAATTTCCACCGCCAGATGGTTTCTCTGTTCCTTCTTTGTTTCTGCCACCGGGTTCTTCAGATGGTTCTATACCAGGACCACCACCACTTGAATATCCAAATACGCCGTTTGACATAAGACTTGGGACACCAGTTCCACCTCCAGCAGCATTCATAGATCTCATTGTATCTACGCCAAATTTTGCAACTGCTCCCTTACTCATAACAAACTCACCAGGAGTGAGCATTGCAGGAACAGTATCCTTATTTCCAGATCCAGGGACTCTACCACCTTGAGACATTTTTGCTGGAGGAGGATTGCCCATCTGAGTTGACATATCCGTTGCTTTCCTCTGCAAGTCAGTTGGATTGTCAGGATCATACTCTTGACCAGCAACCATCTGCTTAGGTTCAGCACTCTCTATGGATGGTTCTTCATCAGTTGTTTCCTCTTCTTCGTCAGCACCAACCTCAGTTCCTGTTAATATCCTTGCACCTAACATTCCAACACCACCAGCAACTGCCAATGCCGCTGCTGCTTTCGGATTCCGTGTGACAAACCTCAGTAGTTTTGGTACAGCAAACCTAAGAATTTGAACTGCCCAACCACCAATGGTTCTAATTAAACCACCAAACTTAGTTCCAAATAATAAGTATGCTCCAACAATGGCAGGCCAAAAGTCCTTGAAGAATCTGATGAGGTTATCAATCTTCTCTTTGTTTTCAGGATCACCCATCCACTTAAGGATGTTCATTACAATATTACCTAAGATAACAGTCTTGATAAAGTCAAAGATCTTTTCAAACATTCCTTTGACTGGAGCAAGAACTTTCTCAGTTGCTTTTGCCAGACCTTTGAAAATACCAGACTCTAATCCTTTTTCTTTCTTTGCTCTCTTTGCTCTCTCCGCAGACTGTCTTTGCTTGCTGGATTGATCTGCATCAAACTCATTCTTTTCTATCAAAGTATCACGAATAGACGTGACAATCTTCAGGATCTCTTCAAGTATACCACCACCAGCAGCGGCCGCTGGAGCAATCTTACTTGGATCAAACTTTGATATTCCTGCTGCTGGTGCTTTTACCAGTGCTCCACCACCACCTCCTCCAGGCAGTGCTGTTGGTCCCTTTGAAACTGTTGCAGATTGTTTTTTATCTAATACTTTCTCTACAAAATCTTGGAATCCAATCTTATCGTTTCTCTTCTTAAATCCTTCCTTTCTTTCTTCAGGAGATAATTTCTCACCATCAATGGTCCCTTCAGCAGTAAGTTCATCAACATACTGCTGGTATCTTTCACCGAAAAACTTAGAACCGAACTTACTTGATGGCATTCCTTTGCTTTTGTTTTAATTCTTCTTCCTCAAGATGATGTTGTAATAATGCAACGTAGATGTCTCGTTCCCAAGGCATCAAGTTTTCAATCTCAGTTAATGAATATTTATGGTACTGTATCAAAGCAAAGTTAAGTCTGTAGTAGTTCTCCAGATCCATATGGATCAGGGCTATGCGAAAAAACCCGCAAGACCCTCAATCACTACTTCACTTTCTTTCTTTGTCTTAGGATTCTTGACCTTAATTGAATGAGACAACTTGGGCATGGTCTCAAAGAACTTCTCAATCTCTTTAAACTGAGAAGAATTCATTTGTTCTAAGAACTCAACAATCTCTTTCTTGGTGCAATCTTCTACCGCCCAAACTTCTTCTTCGGTAAAGATCTTATCAATACAAGTTGCAATCAAATCAAATGATTGATCCATTGCATTCTTATCATCAAAGTCAAAATTGTTTTTGATGAACTGATCCAGTGATGGATACTTCATCTCCATCATGATACTATCATCAACCTTAATTCTGTTTGTATGATCTTCGTTCTTTTGAACTTGAATATCATCCAGATTAATTGTGATGGGAACTTGAGTTACTCCATCATCAGGGCAAGTAACATTTACCTCAATCTCTTCACCAACAGACTTACCTCGAATATTCAAGAACAAGTATTCAATATCAAAGGTAGGAAGATCCTCCACCTTCACACCCTTTGTGCGAATACAATTCTTGATAACATTTTTGATTGCAGATGTGATTTGCTTGGTATCTTCACTCTCTAAAGCAATCACAAGAACCTTCTCTTCTTTTACAAGAAAAGGTCTATATTGAATTGTTTCACCAGTGGATGGCAATTCAAGTTCATATACCGGTGTGGCAATCTTTGGTAAAGGCATGATGTCTTATAGAATTTTTTCAGTAATTTTATTTAGATGGGTTCACAGAAGTGTGAAATTTGCTTCTTCTTGAATTAGACGGGCATCATCTGGAGTAACTCTGTTTATATTTCTTCTGAAGGATGAGTCAGGGTTAATAGACGGATTATATAGATTTGACAATTGTTGGGAATTTGAATTTGCTTGACTCGATGGATTAAATCTTTCTGCTGGATTAGATCCTCCCCCCGATCCAGTTTTACTTGGAGTTTTTAATACAATATATCTAATATAACTCATTGATACAGTGACTTTCAAGAGAGATGATGCATCAAAGGAAACTGGCATTGATGAAATACTCAAAGGAAATGATCTGATGAATTCGTAGGTCAGTTGCTGTTGATAATCTCTTTCAAACTTTATCACTTTCAGTCCTTGATCAGCAATATAATCATTGGGATACTTTACCCTATAATTATATTCTCTTGATGCAAGGTTTGGTGATTGATCAGAA